TCCTCGAGGGCAACGAAGAGGATATGGCGTCCCGCTCCTGCGAGGTTCGCGTCGATAAGCGCCGTAACGGCGTCCGCGTGGCTGAAATCGATGAGCAATACTCAGCGGTCGGCCTGCGCGATGCGGCGAAGAGCACTCTGAAAGAGTGGTCTTTGAAGGACACCGAGCGGCTCATCACCAAGGGACTCGGCAATATGGGCGGCATCGAGATGACTGCCGCAGCGGTTGGCGCTGCGGGCAATCAGACCACTCTCGATACCTGGATTGCCGGCAATTCGGATCGCGTCTATTTTGGCAACAAGGCCTATACGACGATGACCGATCTGTCGGCCGGCCTTGCAACGCTGACCACCGGCACGGCGGCCGAGCTTCTGACCACGGACAATCTCGATGAAATGAAGTTCATCGCATTGAACCGTGCGAATCCGAAGCTTCGGCCGATCCGGTCGGAAAAGAATGGGCGGCACTATTTCATTGTGTATGCTCATCCTCTCGCCTTCCGCGACCTGAAGCGCAGTACGGCAATGCAGCAGGCGCAACGTGAGGTCTCACTCCAGATGGAGAACGAGCGCCTGTTCAAAGGCGGCGATCTGCATTGGGACGGCCTCATCATCAAGGAAGCCTACGACCTGTACGAATACTCGACCCTGACCGGGCTCGGGGATTCGGGGACGACGACGGTTGTCCCGGCCTTCCTTGTTGGGGCACAGGCCATCGGTGCGGCTTACGCAAAGCGCTGGACCTCGAAGGAAGAGACTTTCGACTACGGCGACAAGAAGGGCGTTGCTATCGAGGCCATTTACGGCATCGAGAAGATGACCTTCGGTACCGGTGCCGACGATCGCACCAATCCGAAAGACCACGGCGTCCTGACTGGCTTCTTCGCCAGCTCGACCGTCAGCTAACAAGGAGGCCGGACAATGGCTATCGGTACTGTTTCCTCTGAACAGGTCGCGGCGGGCCGTCCCGTCTCGGGCCATGGTTTCGCAGGCAATCTCAAGGTTGCTTGGGGAACCTACAATATCGGTTCTGCCGTGGCGCAGAACGATGTCATCAAGATGTGCCGCACCCCCAAGGGTGCGGTCATTCTTGATGTATCGGTCTTCGGACAGGATATCGACACCGGCACTGAAGCGCTGGATTTCGATGCCGGTTACGAAGCCAATGGCGTTGACGCGGCTGACTCCGATGCGTGGGGCGTTTTCGTCAACGTCACAGGCGATGGCATCGGCAACGATACCGCTGGCGTTCGTCTGTTCGGGAACGGCGTTCTCGCCTCGGGTGGGCCTAAGACGCTCGCGGCCGAAACCGTGCATACGCTGACGTTCAACGCGGCGGCGAATGCCGGCGGTACGGGCCGCCTCAACATGCTGGTCTATTACATCATTCCGTAACAGACGGCAGAAAGCGAAAGAACGGGCGGTGCAACAGCCGCCCGTTCCTATTTCGGAGGCCGGCATGCCGAAAACGTCCGAAGAGCTAAAGACCGAGGCGCTGTCGATTCTCACGGGAATGGACCCCAACCAGGAGCCGGAAGTCGAGGAACTAAAGGCGCTCGGAAACCACCTCGACCCCCTGGTCGACCAGCTCGCGGCGGATGGGGTTTGCGTCGTTCAAGACATCGAGGCCATCCCCGATAGCTGGTTTTTGCCGCTCGCGCGTCTGCTGGCAAATGTCGCCGGTCCCCGCTTTGGCTCCCCGATGAACGAGGAAGCGAAGCAGATCGACGAGCGGGCCCTGCGCCGCCTTACAGCCGCGCCACCGACTTACGAGACGCTCAGGGTTGAGTATTTCTGATGGTGGCTATTCCCCTCCCACTCTCGTCCTTCCCCGGCTCGACACCTTCGGAAGGTGCGGGGCGGCTCATCAACGTATTCGCTGAGGCGCTGGGAGAGAACGCACGGGCGCGCGCCGTGATCCATCGCGTGCCGGGCCTTGCCGGCTGGGGCACCTCCGATGAGGAGACATTCCGCGGCTCGCTGATCCTCGGGGCCAATATCTATGCGGCCTACAGTGGCACGGTGGTGAAATACCCGGCGGCTGGTGGTGCGGCTTCTGCGGTCGATACCCTCGACGGCACCGACAAGGTTTACTTTCTCCGCAACAACAGACGCCCTATCCCGGATGTTCTGATCATCTGCGCGGCCGGCGTATTTACGCTGTCCAATGACGAGATAGACGATCTGGCCGACCCTGACCTGCCGACGATTACGGCCGGGGTCTTTCTCGATGGGTACTTCTTCGTCACGTCGCAGGACGGTCGCTGCTTCGCATCCGGCCTCAACGCCACGACCTTCAATTCCAATGACTTCGCCACCGCTGAGGCCAAGGCTGACACGCTGTACCGGCCCGTGGCATGGAACGGGAACCTGTTCCTGTGCAGTTCAGGCTCGATCGAGGTTTGGGACGGCGACAACCCGAACGAGACAGGATTCCCGTTCAACCGTGTCGCGGTTATCCAGCGCGGCATTATCGGGCCTCACGCCATTGCTGGATTCGAGGATGGCTTCGGCAAGGCGTTGATCTTCGTCGGTGACGACAACGCGGTGCATATCCTCAATGGATATACGCCGGAGAAGATTTCGCCGCCCGATCTGGACCGCCTCATCGATCGCGTGGAGGACAAGTCGACATTGGAAGCCGGCGTTTATATTGCCGGCGGTCATCCCAAGTGGGTTCTGTCCTGCGATGATTGGACGTGGGAATTCGATATCAACACACAGAAATGGAACGAGCGGGCGAGCTATGGCGCGACCCGCTGGCGCGGCACCCAGCCCTTTAACGCATTCGGCAAATGGCTCTGCGGCGATCTGAACAGCGGCAATATCGTTGAGATTTCCTCTGCGGCGCAGACCGAGGTTGGCGCGCCGCTGGTCTGCGAGGTCTGGTCGGCTCCGGTTCACAAGTTTCCGCAACGCCTTCGTGTCGCGCGGGCCGACTTCGACTTCTCTACTGGCATCGGTGACGCGGAAGGAATTGACCCGAACGAAACCGCGCCGCGTGTGGAAATCAGCTACAGCGATGACGGTGGAAATACGTTCTCCCTGCCTCGCCTGAGAAATCGCGGCAGGCAGGGACGGTTTCTCAGGCGCGTGACCGTGTTTCTGCAAGGCCAGACCGGCGCGCAGGGCCGCGTCTACAAGATCAGGATGAGCGACCCCCGTCCGTTCGGCCTGATGGCCGGCGATATGTCCGCTGAGGCGAAGGTGGCATGAGGCTTCCGAACCAGGATGTTCGCGCAGTCGACTCGGCTGGACGCGCGAGCGAGACGGATTTCAAGTTTAAGAAGTCCATCCAGCGTTTCATGTGGCAGGCCCAAAAGCTGGTTGAGACGGCAAGTGTTATTGCCGGCAAGGTGCTTGTCGGAAGCCCGACCGGCGGCGACAAGGGCGACGGCACCATAAACGCGGAAGAACTGTACGACGACGGCGAACGGGCGCTTACCGAGCGCGCGCGCCAGACGATCAAGGCCGGCTTTGACAACGACCGCTATCCGCTTGGGACACTATCAAGCGGCACACATACGATCGACCCGCAGAACGGCCAGCATCAAGGCGCAACGTTCAACGGGTCTTTCACGCTCAGCCCGGCCAGCGTGACCAAGGATTCGACCGTTGTGCTGCACGTCACCAACGGAGCGTCTGCTGGCACCGTAACGTTCACTGGCTGGGGTAAGAAATATCCAAGCCAGAGCCTGACGACGACGAACGGACACAAGTTCACGATCATCATGTATTTCTTCGGCTCGGACGGCGCCGACTACGCCATCTTCGCACGGCAATGACGCTCAACATCGTCCCGATGGTCGCGGCAAGCCCAATCGAAGTTGCTTATGCCGATGCTTTCCATGCCGTAGATGTCAACGGACAGTCAACTTGGTCTTTCGGAGGACGTAACTTCGGCACGGCGTTGCCAGGCCGGCAGATGGTTCTTTTTGTCTGGGGCGGGAACTGGACGGTATCTGCCGTCACCATCGGCGGCGTGGCTGCAACGCAAGTCTGGTC